TTCTAATACATAAAAAGACTCAGTTGTATTTTTAATTGATGCTTGATCTAAAGTAACTCCTTTAAAAATACTTTGGTTTTGATCTCCAAAACTAACTTCAAATGCAACCACTTTATTAGTTTTTGATAAATCTCCAGTCTTAAAAACTTTAGGTAAAGTAATCATAACTGGATTATTATTGGTATTACTAATATTAAAACTATCATCGTTAAATTTATATTTACCAAGTTTCCCCATATCGGGACGTGTTGAATTCTTACCCACATATTGAATAACAATTTTGGGTGAGGATTCTTGGGTATCTACTTCTAAAAACGTTCCAAATAGATTCTGTGCAATTTTTTTGGATGGTATTATTTTAGGTGTATTTGAAAAATTAGTACCATAAAAATTAACGTAAGCCGGTAGTGCTCTTAAATCAAAGCCAGTTCCACTTAAAAAAGTTGATATGGCACTAAATAAACTTATTTTTGAATTCTTAGGGTCACCTAACATTTTTAATCTTGATATGTCAAAATAGTAATCGTTACCAATATCTTTATTTGCCTTATCTAAAAATAAAAACTCCTCTAATAAAGATCTTTGTCCTATTGAATTACCGGCGATCCATTTATCATTCATGGATTTAAAGAAATTATAAAGTTCAACTTTTAGACCTTTATTATTATAACCATCAAAAAAAGTAATTTTTGTTTGGTCTTTTTCATCTATTAATTTTGTAAATTGGGGTAATAGATGATCAATAAAAGTATTAAATCTTGAATTTGCCGCCAATGGTAAAGTAAAAATATTTTCATCAAGATAATCTTTAAAACTTATACTTAATCCAAGTTTTTTAAAACCTCCATACATGTAAACTATTGGTCTAAACATTAATACATTATCTTCTGTAATTTCAATATCATTGTCAATAAAGAAATTTTTATAGCAATCAGTTGTTGGTTCTGGTCCTAAATAAAGATCTAATAACTTTTTATTTGGTGTTGTTAATAGTGGACTATTATCGTACTTACCATAAGTTAAAGTATTATTTTTATCCTTACCGATAAAACCAGTTAAAACGTGTGGATCAAGTTCTTTTGGATTACCGATTGTTATTTTTATTAAATTAGAGTTAGATAAAATTGATGTTGTTATATTTTTTAATTTTTCCGCCTGTTTAGTTTTAATTTTTATTATTTTATTAGATATATTAGATTCGTCAATTTTATCCACCGTAACCATATCTTTTAATAAATCTTGAAAATTGTTATAAACCGTTGTTTCAAATTGTTTGTTTGATACGTTTAAATTAACTCTTTCTGATGCAAAATTTAAAAAATAATTTTCAAACTCATCTAATATTGATGGATTAAATGTTGCAATTAGATCCATGACTTTTTTACGATCACCTAAAATACTATAATATCCACCGATTGTTAAATTATATTCATTTGGAGATGCAAATGTTCTTCCACTAAAACTATCATTTAATGATTCATCATCCCAAATAATTCTAAAATGATTTTGTTCTTCGTTTGAGTAGGTATTATTTGAGCTTGTCAATTCTCCAAGTGTTGTTGAATCTATATTACCTACCCTTGCGTTTCCTCCTGCGGATGGTAATAATGTAAATGTATCTTTATTTGTTATTAAAGAATTATCAACAAATTGTGTCCAATAATATCTTGTACCTCCCGTATTTGTTACAATATCATTTTTTAAAAACAATTTACCATCAGTTATTGATTGACTATAATCGCTTGTTTCTGCTAATGAAAAACTATAATAACTAAGATCATTTATAACATTATAGAATATATTATCATAATATGGATGTATACCTAAATCAATTTGACCTTGAACTGAAACTGGATTAAGTGGGTCCGTAAAAATATCATCTTGTGTGTTATATGTAACAGGATATCCCGTATTTGAACTTGGTTCAGTAAAATACATTAAACCATTATTATTATCAAAAAAATCACTTCCATCAATAGGTGTTGTTGTCGTATTAGTGTTTGATGTTGTAAATCCCGTTAAAATATCTATACCTTCATTTATATGTTTTTTATATCTATGATATATAGACCCCCATTTTAAAATTAAATGATATGGTATATACTGACTAGAACTAACTTCTCTAAATAAAGAAGAAGGTAAAACACTATATGGTATTTTATCTTCAATTGTTAACCCTTCTTTAATTTCATCTAATTCGGTAAATCCCATTGAGTTTAATAAAAGGTATGCAGATCCCGCATATTTTCCATAAGATGTTTTTGTTGTATTAAAATCGGTATACAATTGTTTGTGAAAATATGGTGTATTTAAAATGTTCGTGGCGGTTGTGTTTACATTAAGTTTTCTCGCAAATAAATTTGTTTCGTAATCTGATTTAACCCAAAATTTAGGATCTGCTTGTCCTGATATTAAACCTTGTGTTGTATCAACCTCTAAAAAACCATGAAATCTTAATAAATTCTCATCAAAAGTTACTTTCCCTTTTATGTAGCTTATATATGTGTCAGAAGAAAATGGATATATATTAGTTCTATATTCTTTTGGTACAAGATTAATTAATTCTTTTTCTAATTTTGGATATGATGTTTTATCATTGAAATTACTAGAAGTTTTATACTGTTCAATATTAAAAGATTGTTCGTAAAAAGATTTTAAATAATCTGTTGTTGGTAAATTATCTTTGTAATATGAAAATTTATCAAAAGGTGATAATTTTTCTAACTGAGTTAAAAGTGATCCACCATTTAAAATATTTTCTTTTAATAATTTTCTTATAGTTCTTTCTTTATTTACAGATTCAAAAATATTATTATATTCAATGTCTGCCAATTCTTGTATGGTTTCTGTTGAAAATGAATCAATTAATGTATACGTTAACGCTCTTTCATATATTTCATAAACAAAATTATCCGGTAATTTATTTACATATGGTAATATATTAACAACACTATTTGCTGAACTTATTTTTTTAATTTTTTTATTGTCAACATTACTCTCAGTTTGATCTGGTACTTTATTAGTTCCTCCTTCTTTGTCAGCCAAAGGATCTACTTTATTTGTTGCAATACCGATATATGATTCAAGGAAAGCTACTTCAGGCCATCTAGTTGCATTATCAGATCCTAATCTTACTTGAAAATCAGGGTCTCCAGGATAAATTATTGTATTCTCTTTATTTTTTACTGTTGCCTTTAATTCAGGCCATGGATAAATTGAATCTCCCGTACTTTCTTTTGAAAAATCAGAAACAATTTTTTTCCTTGTTTCTCCCTGATCAAATGCTCTTTTATGTACGTCTTTCATTAAACGTACCAAAACTTCAGCGTTTGCCAATATAACAGCAAAAATACTTCTTATTGTTGGTTCAAACCCAAAACCGTTCTTTTTATTACGAACAATTTCATTCATTTTTGTTTCTACCGCTTTTTCTAATTTATCTCTTTGTTCTTCAAAACCTCTTCTAACTCCTCTAATATCATTTACTAACTTTTCAATCTTTACTACAATTTTATAATCTTCTTTATCGTTTACTTCAATATAGGAATCTATTTTTTTACTAACTTTACTAATACCTAAGGAACTTTCAGTAAAAGAAGAACCAGTATTATTAATCATACTTGGTTGATTCTTAATTAAATTTTTAGTAAAAAGTTGACTTTTATCTATTTTTGTTGTGTACAAATTTAAAAGATGATCCAAAGTACCGTCTTCATTTGGTCCTACAACCCATTTTGCTGATTTTTTATCATCTCCTTTAAGATAATAAGATTGAAATACTGAAGTTGGGTCAGTCGGATCATATTCTTTTTCTAATGTAGTTATTGGAATATTTTCTAAACGAGTTTTTGCCCAACCGGTAACAGATTTTTCAAATTCATCAATATGTTCACCGAATTCTTTCATTGCAGCAAATAATCTCATATCTACAACTTGATCGAATATTTGTTTTTCTAATAAAGTATCTAAGGTCTCGGCAATTGTTAAAACCCCTCTTAATGTTTTAACAGGAAAATCATCAGGTATAAGTCCTTTTAATTTATATTCATTATAGACCGTTTTTAACATATCATAACCTCTCGCAGATTTCTTAATTGTTTCAAGTTCTTTAAGTGTTATTGTGTTTGTTTTACTTGTTTTAATAGCTTCCGTTGGGAAAAGATACGGGGCATTTAAAATTCCTTGTAACGGAATATCAGATAGATATGCATATGTTGAACCGACAAAAGAAGTGTTTACTTCAAAATTACCGCTTGATTCATTAAATTTACTTGTAAACTTAACTAAATGTAATCTATATTTTATAGCCTTACCATAATACCCTTTAACAGTTAAGTAAAATATAGGCCATGGTATATGAAAAAATGCTTTATATGGTGAATTTTCAGGTGACTCAAATAAAGTTTTACCTCTTATATCTATGAAATTAATGTTAATTGTTGGTATTGAATTAAATCCTTTTATTGATATTGTTATATCACTTATACCAAATGATTGGCCGGTCTTATCTGATTGAAAAAATTCACCTGTTGGGTTTTTATCACTATCTTTTTTTTCTTCTGTATTTAAAAAAGCATCCGTCCACGTTGTATCATAATCTTGTCCGTCACCATTTTTAAGAAAATTTAATGTTCCGCTAGCTAAACTTGTTAATGTATTTGTGTCATTAATTGAAGATAATATTGATCTTGGAACAATATCAGCCTCAAGATTAACATACATTACTAATTTTTCTGCTTTTATATTTCTTGCAGACACATTTCCCTCACCATCAATTGTGGAGTTTGGGTCAATATAAATTAAATTATTTTGATCAACCTTAACGTATATATCTTCCGTATTTGATATGTTATTTTTCTCCATAATATAGATTATACAATTCTACACCTCTTTTATAATCTTGTAAAGAGCTAATTAATGGATATGGTATTCTTAAAAAGAAATTATCGGGTATATTAAATTCAATACTTCCCGCCGTCGGGTTAGCCATTAAAATTAACCAACCAAAAGTTGGGCTACCGTAATATTCTTGTGACATTTTATCCAATCTATCCTTACCTTTTTTATATTGTATATATTTGTCAGTTCCTTTAATTGCAACCTCAATCCCTGGTACAATTCTAAAATTACCGTCATTTATAAAAAATTGATATCTATCAAAATAATCTCTACTCATTATCTATAATAATTTAATTTTTCTGTAACATTATTTTTTGACGATAATAAAGCCTTTATTTCATCTGTTATATCGATACTTTCTTCACTTATATCTAATGGTGGTGATTGATAAACAATTGGATTATTATTTTTACGAATTGGTGATTTTGATAATTTTAAGTTTTCTTCTTTTGTTTTAGAAAAAACAGTTATTAATTTAACTTTTATTTTATCAATAAGTGAATAATCTTCAGAAGGTAGAGCTATACCAATACCAACTATAATGTCATCAATTTTATCATAAAGTAATGGATTTAAAATATTTTTAGTAATATCTTCAGTTATAACAATATTTGAAAAATTTAAAGATGTGTCTAATTTTTTATACATTTTTTCTGTGTTATCTTTTATATAATTAATACATCCACTATAGTTTGAATAGAATTCATTTCCTGTGAAAGTTCCCAAACCAATTGTCAATTTACTTGCTTTGTTTTTGTTCACTTTAACGTCGTAACCATATTTTGTGATAAAATTTAACTTATCTAATGTTAGGATTAATTGATTTCTATTTACTTCAAATTCTTTTATACTTTTTATTTCATTAATTTCTTCTAACTTTGTTGGTAATACTTTAAGGACATTATCATGTATTATTTTACTAATATCACTTTCATATTTATTAGGTATTGTATTTTTAAGATTAAACATTTCAATAATATATTTGTCATTGGATGTATATTGATCTGTTAAAAATGATTTTAAATTAGTTGATAATTCAGAAATATATGTTGGTAAAGTTTTTTCTTTAAACAATCCAAATAAACTAATTGTGTTTGTTACGGTGTCTCCGGTATAAACATCATATTCATTTATTACTCTATAGTCTTTATTAACAATTAAATTTGTTAATATTGGTCCGTAAGATGTTAATACATTATTATAAAAACTCTGATATGATGTAAAATACGTATCAGTTTTCTTATATAACTCATCTACTAAAGTTGTATAAGTTAATGTAGGTTCTTTAGTAGATAATACACCAATATATTGACCCTCTACTGGTCCTTTACCTTTAGTATCTTTTAATCCTGTTTGTGGTATAGATGTTTCATTTAAACTTTGTAAAAACTCTGTAGTAAATTTACTTGTACTTATATCTTTACCTCCCATTGTCGTGTTTGTGGTAATTGATCTTTCATCATACATTTCTGTATTTGCAAAGAAATTTGACGATAATGCGTTTTGTAATCTTTCCACTGGTTTTTCTAACCCTTGACCACCTAAGAAACTTATTTGCATTGTAACATCTGCAATCATTGGTTGTATACCAATACCCTCAGGATTTAAATCCCATACGTTTTGATCAAACTGTATATTAAGATCTTTTATAATAACTTTTGAGTTATAAAAATCTCCAACCCTTAAAACACAAACAGGTGGCGGACCAAATGTTGTATTCCTTGCATTTATATCTGAATTATCGGATAAACCTTTAACTGGTATTGTATCACCTGGTCTTAAACATTGTTGTAAAAATGTTAAACGTGAGTTCAACCCTTCAGGTGTCATTGAGTGAAAACCTGGATGAAAATATCTTAATTTTTCTTTTAATGAACTGTATATCATCGGTGAACTTTCCTCTAATTTTTTAAAATAAAATTCTTCCGATAATGTTTTCATTATTATTCTTTTCATCACATCAATGGTAGGTTTAGTTTTATTAGTACTAATTGTACCTGTTGGGTTTAATTTAGTATTAACCGAACCATTAATTGGCGTATCTACTTTTTTAGATTTGTCATATTCAACTGAGAATACTGAAGCTCTACAACCATATGACACCGGTGTAAATTTAACTAAATCTTTATTTTGATAATCGACTTTACTACAATCAACATTATCCATGTTAGCTTTATATCCGTAATTTGTGGTTCTTATGATAAGATTACCCGTTTGACCTTCATAACCTAATCCTTTATCTATTGAACTTAATGGATATTGATTTTCATAAGTGTATACCTCCATTCCATCTGCAAATGATTGGCTGTCTAATTTTTTAAAATCCCATTTACTTGCTACTTTATTTTTATTTAATATATCTAATACGGTTAAATAAACGGCATGTGATCTTCTAACAGATAATGTATAATTACCTTTTTCTTCTCCTGCTCTTGACGTTGTTGAGTTAATTAATATTACTACATCTCCAGTAACACTTTTACTTTCTAAATCTTTTTGTAACGTGTTTAACGTACTTACCATATCAGATGTTGCAGTATCGTTTGCTGTAAACATTAATTGTAAATCTGTGGCAATTCTATTTATGGTGGTACCTGAATCTAAACTCCCTATTCTATCTCTTCCAAAAACACTTATACAATCTTTTAAATCATTTTCTGTTGTTCCTGTAATAATTTTAGATAAAGTAGATCTTAGTGACGTTTCAATTTTAGTTTTACTTATATTTGACATAAAAGTTCCATAATTAGATTCTGATTTACTTGAATCTCCTTTTCCTGGTTCCGCATTAGGAAAAACTAATTTTAATTTTTTCTTAACATTTTCTTTATTTGCATCTTGGGTTGAAGTACCGTCTGGACTATCTTTTACTACGGAACTAACTCCATTTTTAAATCTTTGTATATCAGATTGATTACCTCCGTTACCTAAGTAATTTTGAATCATTTTAATATCGTCAGAATCTAAATGTGAATATTGTCTAATTAAACTATAAAAATCAATATCTTTTGCTCCAGCAAAAAATGCGTTTATATATGCGTCCGTATCTTGCTCATTAACAGATTTAAAATGTTCTCTTATTAATAAATTTAAAACACTTGGGTGATCGACAACTACTTTAAATCCAATTGTACCATTTCTTTCACTATTTTGATATGTATAAATTGGTTCGGGTCTTCCTAAAAATGTATTAGGTTCCCATTTTGCACTATTTTGTTCAGACACTTTTAAATCGTATGGTGGAAACCACATAACACGACCACCATTAGGTCCTCTTTCTGAATATGGTAAATCGTTAACTGTAAATCCAGGTAATGTTGATGAAGCCCAAGCTAAGTTCTCAATAGATAACATATATTTTTTAGCGTAAAATCCTTTTCCATTTGGATTAGGTAATATGTTACTTGAACCAGGAAACTTATCGCTTGAAGTACCATCTGACATTGGTGCAATATTAAGGTTCCATGTGTTTGTCATTACGCTACTATCAAATTTTCTTATACCGGTTCTTCTATATGGGGTTGTAGTTCCACTATAATAAGGTTTATTTGTAGTTTCCTTATATAACGGCATTGTGTCGCCGTAATTAAAATACGGTCTATTTTTAGTCCATACCCTTGCATATTCTACACCTATATCTTTACCTGAATTATCCATATATTTAACGCCAGAACCTCTTGAAATATATGTGTCTCCATCTTTAAAAAACTTACTTGTTTGATCCAATACATGTCCAATATGTGCTAACGCATCTCCACCATTTTGTGGTTTTGAATCTAATATTTGTTGTGTGGTGTCTAATATTGAATCTGTTCTAAATTTAAAATCAGTTGATTTTGTTTTACCTAAACCTGTAACATCAGATTTATCTGTTCTATTTTTACTAATCCAAGTTAAGTTACCACCAATAGGTCCGTTCTCAATTATACTTTTTGTATTATGAAATAATTCTGCTGACACCTTATCATACATAAGGGTTAAATAATAACTACTTCTATTTGGTCGTCCACTAAATAAATCAGTTGTGGCGTTTTTTACGTTATTTTCTCTATCGTCACCTATATAAGCCCCACTAGTTGGTGCCTCCATACCTAAAAGAGATTTAACCCCCTGTGCAATTTGACTTGGAAATTTTCCTAATTTAGTCGACATTTGTGATCTTGCCGTTGTGGTATAATTTGGTGAATACTTTGAATACGATAATAAATCAAATAACCTATTTTTTGATGAACTACCCATATGTTCAATCAATATATCTGATGGTTTTCTTGATGGTAAAGGTCTTCTCTGAATACCCACTATTGACCCTAAAACACCTGTTAAATCCTGCCAAGCCTTTGTTCCTGATGAAACATCTGTTGGTCTTATATTAACGGGATTACGAGGGTTTGTGAGATAATCTCCAGGTATTGTACTAAATGGTAATTGAGTTCCTGCAACTGTCTGTAAAAAATCAAATCCTTTACCTAATAAACTACTTGATACCGTAATACTTTCATTTCCCTCAATAAAAGGTTGTTTACCTCTAATGATATTAATTAAGGTAGTTGTATTACCCGCTAAAGCCTCTCCTATCTTATTTTTTGCATTAGTTGCAGTGTATAGATTTTGACTTATTCTTGCTAAAACAGGTCCTTGTGGATTTGTTCTAATGTTATTAGCCGCAAATTTAAATAATTCAGATTCAGTATCGTAGTTTTTTGTTAACATGATACCAACTAGATTATTATCACTTTGAATAAAATACGGATATAAACTTAAATTTGCTCTTCTTGGTATATCTTGAAATGAATCTTTAACAAAGTATTCATTTGGTTTAAATATATTAAACTTTTGGGGTGTTAATAGATCATTAGACCTATTATCGTCAACATCTGGTATTAGTAAATTTTGACTATCTCCTAAATTTTGAACACTGTAATTTGAACTTGTAAAAGTTTTTGGGGATGGACTTCTTCCATAAACAGGATTTAATGTCCTATTTAACATTTTATCCCTAAAATCTTTAGTAGTGTTAAAATCTAATGGCATCTTATTCTTTTATCTATAAATAGATAATATATAGTTTTTTAAACGTTGTATTCAGAATTGTATTGTGGTATTGTTTGATTACCTGTGAAACCTTTGGAAGTTTGGTCTATTGAGAAATTTTCTAAATTATTGGTCTTAGATATCTTAAATGTATGATAATGGTTTACAGATGCATTTCCCGCCTTTTGTCCTTCTTTTCTACGATTATTTTCTTCCTCAATCCTTTTTTGTTCTTCAGTTGGTTGTGTCTTTGTTGCATTTTTTAAAGCTTGGGTGGCGTTGCTAATTGTGTCTACCATATTAGTTAAAGCCAAATTTAAAAATGTTGTTCCCGATTTTAATATACTAAGTGGTTGATCAATTATACCTTTTATATAATTATTATCCTTTGAAAATTCATATTGACCTTGTCTTAACTCTCCTAACGCCTTTATAGCTGGTAATACTATAGGTAAACTACCTTCTGTTTGCATTCTACCTTCTCTACCAAATATTTGTCTTTTACCGTATGTAACTAAAGCTTGAGCTGTGGCTTCAGTTGCGTTTCTAATTTTAGCGGTTTCACTAAACATATCTTGAGCCATTTCGGCCGGTGTTTTTGTTTCTAATTGATCTTGATATTGTTTTAATAAAGCTACCTGTGTATCACTTAATTCACTTAATTTTACCTCATTTTTACCTAATTCTTTTCCTAAACTATCTTGTAATGATTTAGGAACTACGATTTGCATCTCTCCATCTTTCATTGATGATAAGTTAGTAAGGAATTCCATTTCTTTATCATCTATATTAAATCCTTTTGATAGTAAAGTATCGTTTGCTAAAATTCTCTCTTGTGCGGCTATTGCACCTTTAGTAAATTCTTTATAATCTACACCTAATGTTTTAGCCATTTCTTGTGCTCTTCTTAAATTTGCACCCGTAATTTCAAATCGTTGTTGTTCTGTATTATACGTTGCTAATGTACTTGCCGCACCTTGAAGAGCGTCTTGAAGTCCTTCCACATTATTAGTTGCCATGTACATTAACTTAAGTGGATCGTTAAGATCACCGATCGCACCACCTAACATCTGCATATTTGCCGTTAATTCAATTGCCGATTCGGGATTCATAACCTTTTCAGCCACTTTAAATGTTTCCGCCATATTCATTCTAAACTCAGCGGCCTTTTGAACCATTCTATTTAACCCATCAACTCCATTTTTAAAACCATATTCATTTAATTTTTCAATATTAGTTTTTAAATCTTGTGTTGTTTTTCTTGCATTTAAACCAAGTGAGGCCGACTTCATACCCGCCTTATTAATTTTATCTAACGTGTCCGCTGCACCATAACCCACCTTTTCAAATTCACCCATTGCTTCGGTTAATTGAGGTAAAGTCATACCAAATGCACGAGCAGTTTCAAATCCTTGTTCTAAAGTGTTAGATGCGATGATATTTAATTTACCTGTTTTTTCAGACAAACTTGTAATAGCGTCACTAATGTTTTGAATATCATATCCTAACATTTTGGCTTTAGGTAATGTAGATATTATTGAATCTCTAAATAATTCTGATAATTCACCTGTCATTCCCATACTCTCATTAATCTGAGTATGTAAATCTGATTCTAATTTTAATTGTTTTAAAATTGCTTCATTAAGTTTTACCGTATCAGTTAAATCCGCTTCAGTTTCTAATCCAGTTTTTAATTGTTCCGACATTTGAGAAATTCTAGATTCTCCTTGTCCGGCCTTTATTACTGCATATGGGTCTAAAATTGAACCCATTTGTGTGTTTGATGATTGTTGTTGTTGGGTTGGATTCATACCCTTCCAATGATTTGAAATTTCTTGGGGGTTATAACCTTCTGTTCTTGCGGCAGTTTCAAACGCGCTTTTACTATTCCTATTTTGATTATAAATTGTATCTATCGGTATTTGCCTATTCGCCATATCTATAAATACAATTATTTAGTATTTTCCAACTCTATTATATAATTAACATAATATTTTCTTAAATAAACAGGCATAGTTAAAATGTCTCCATATGAGAATCCTTTTTTAACTAAAAATAAAATTTCATCTAATTGTGACTTTCTATAATCCGTAGAAAGGACGAAAAAATTCTACCCCAAATCCAATATTAACTTGGATATTATCTCCTGATGGGGTTGTTACTGTTTGGGTTAAATCTAACCCTGGTTTATTATCTTGTATAAATTTTCTAAATTCTTGTGAATCTCTAATTGGCATCATTTCAATAAAACTTCTAATCTTTAATGCATCTTTAACTCCATTGAATGATTTAATCATCATTTCAAGTTGTTTTGTTATAATTGGTGCAACCCCATTTCCTGACCAATTATCCTTTATTTTATCAATTTCGTCCTCTTGTTTTCTTGTTAAAAATTTAAATGTCACATCAACTTTACTTTTTGTTAAATAATAACTGTATTCTCCCTCTGAATTTTCAGATAAATTAAAGTCTTTAATTTTAAGGGTTTCTAAATTAATTGTGGTATTAAATTCTTTTTCTGTTTTTGGATCATAAGTTGTTAATATATATTCAGAACCAAATGCCGTGTTTCTTAAGAATATTAAAATCGCTTGTCTATCTTCCTCAACTATTTCGTCAATTGGAAAATCTCTATCTAAAATTTTTCTTTTAAGTAATTCAGGTATAACCGTATTAGTATTTAAGAAACTAGGTGATGATAATATATTCTCATCCGCGGCAGTTAAGTACGCAACTCTAACTGATTTTCTTTTATTTGAGTAATGAATACCTCTACTTGGTAATTCTACTACATCATACGCAATCGTTGGGTCAATTCTCATTTCTTCCATAATACTATAATTTACTTAATAACTAGTTCAAAGTAAAGTTTTTAAAAAAGAAAAACCGATAATCTTGTGAACTATCGGTTTTATTATATGAAAAATTAGTATATTAATATATCAAAATACATCTATCCATTCTTAATGAACATGTAATATTTGCCAATTCATCTCTATTGTAATCTAAATCACCAAAATTTAAGTCAGTTAAGAAACAGTTCTCTAATAACCATTTTTCAACCACAACTCCTGTTGGGTCTAACATCTCTAATTCAACATCTTTTTTGTAACCTGCAGCATATCCCATACGACCTGTAACAGATTCAGCATGTAAACGGAACCATTCCATTAAAGCTTGTGAAGCTGAAGGACCAATTGGATCTCTAAAAGTTACTTTAATTTCATTCCACTCAAATCTACCTGCAACATATGTTGAAGTGTTCAGGAAAGGAATTGCAACTGAATTGATTTTTGCACTTGGTCTAGACGCTGCAGATATATACCACTCGTTTATACCCAAAGATGAGTTAAATCTTACGATAAATCGGTTGACCCTTTTTGGTTCGTAAGGTGTCGGCATTTTCATTAATAAATCGGCCATATTGTGTGTTTGTTAGTTTTTGTTAGTTATTTACTTTCTTATAAATATATCCAAAAGGAAAATAATTTTATTTTAAATTAATTATCTGAAAAAGGTTGTTTATGTCAATTATTTTTCGTAGTTTTTTACAGGCTCCAGTATCTAGTTCCAGTTTAATACTCTACTTCAATAAATATTATATCAATAATAAATACTAGTATATCCAGTTCCAGTATTCTGGATAAAGTATAATTATTTTTTTGTTATACATATGTTCCACGTGGAGCATTAAAAAAGGGTACCATTTCTGATACCCTTCTTATTTTTATATCTCCTTTTAGATTAGATATTTTCAAATGAAGCTCCTGTTGGAGTAATTACGAACTCTACGTCAATAAATTCAAGAGAACGAGTTGGTTTGATGTAAATCTTACCTCTCATAGTGTTTGCATCAATGTCTTCAGGATCGTTAGAAACTGTTACACGGAAGTCATACAAACCTCTTTCTTTCTTAATTGCGTCCAAGATAGGGTTTACCAATCTTAAGAATTCGTTTCTTACTTGGTCATCGTTTTGTTCAAACAACAATCTTACAGAAACCGCAGAAATTAACTTTCTTGCTCTTAATAACAATCTTCTTACGTTGATTCTATCTAAAGCTGACTCTCTAACTTGTAACGTTTTGTTACCCCATATAATGGTACCTGTATCAGAGAATGTTGCGATTGGGTTAATTCTGTTCTTATATAATACGTCTCTATCGTCTAAAGTCAATTTTTTGGTTGCTTTGATTGCATTTACCAAACCTCTACTATAACCCGCAACCGCGAACCAAGGATAAGATACATTGTCAGTTAAGGCGATGTTTTTCAATACCTCACCTGTTGGTGGGATATATAATTGAGTCGCATTATCTGTGTCTCTTACTTGGATCCAAGGCCAATATGTTGCTGAGTAGTTAGAATCAATTGATGCACTATCTAAAGCCGCAACAATTTCATCTGTTGCGGTGGTACCCGTGATATTAGGTGAGTTCATAACATATAACGAATCCGCTCTATCTGTTTCAATCATATCAATCGCTTGATTAACTAATGAACTATGATCTTGGAAGTTAATACCTGGTGTTGCAAATACGTTAATATCTACAGCTTCAGGGTTTTCGTATGTCTTAATACCATCTAAATAAGCGTAATAATCTGAATTACCTACATTTGAACTGAATACACCACCATTTACTGTGTGACCTGACTTATAGATTGTTTTACCAAAGATATAAGCGTCTGTGTTAGTTCTTGTTCTTCTATAGATATCCCAACCATCTTTACCTCCATAAACCGCAAATGCAAATTTACGATAGTTGATATTTGTTAATTTATTGGTATCATCACTTGTTTGACCTTCTAAATCATAAGATGTAGTTTGAAAAATTTGTCTACTATTTGAATCAACTATTGTTGAAGCGTTTGTTGATAAATGAAAACCAAATGTTTCAGTTGTACCACTTGCACCTTTGTATTTTAACAAATCTTGATCAAATCCAACCGTAGTAGATAAACCTAAAATTACTTTTCTTATCTTATCTCCGCCTTCAATATTTGGAGCACCTGAAACGTCATATGTTTCAACGTCACCTGCGTCATTATATTTTGTTTTATAAATGATATTACCAAAGGTGTCGTTATCGGCACCGAAAGATTCATTATTTACAAAACCTTTGAAACCAGCCGGTATTGCATCCACAGGAGCGTCAGTTGCCATTGTTAACATAATTCTTTTTGAAACCAATGTATACTCACCGTCAGATGTACCAACTTTTTTACCCACATAACCTGGCATATCAGGGTTCATAGAACATCTTGAATATTTTTCTAAAACAACTTGATTATCATCAGTATCGTTGAAATCACGAACTACTAAATCAAATTCCATTGTTTCTAAATTAATGTTTTGAATGTTAATTTTAACTTGGAAGTTAGCCGCTTCTCCGTCAGAAATCGTAATAACTTGGAATAAATCAGCAACATTACCACCACGAACTTCAGATACAACCATTGGAGAAATTGTAGTATCCCAAGAATCTAAGAAATTATTTCCTTCCAACTCATAAGAAACTACTGTAGAAATACCTCTAACTAATCCTCTTTGATAAGCCGCCATTAAATAATTAGGGTAAACCTCATGTACATAAACAGGGTAATTACCATGATCTTTATCAAATGGTTCAGATCCCAATACTTTAGAAATATATTTTGAAGATGTTGTGTCAAACGTACATGTAAATTCTTTTGCTCCGTCAGTGTAACCTGTTACATTGATTGTAAATTCACCTAATGGATTAGTATCTAATGTTTGACCTGAAATTTCAGTTAAAGTGAAACTTGTATTTCCTGTTACTTCATGAATTAAAGTTTGTCCACTATAAATACCTCTTGGTCTGATAGCCGCAACAACCACATCATGATAATCTGTAGCTAATCTCGCGTCATAATCATATTGTGAAATACTCCACTTATCGGTTCCATTAGTAAATTCAAACACATATGAATAAACACCTGTAACTCCTGATTCTGAAATTGGAGTAACT